AGAACGGCTGGATGTCTGCAAACGACATCCGTGAGCTGGAAAACCTCGACCGCATCCCGGTAGAGGACGGCGGCGACTTGTACCTCATCAACGGCAATATGCTCCCGCTGCAAAACGCCGGAGCTTTTGCAAATATCAACACCGATAACGGAAAGGAGGAAAAATCCGATGAAGAAGTTCTGGAATTGGAAAAACAGGACAGTGACAAACGAGGAGACGCAGGAACAGATCCAAGAGAGAACCCTGTTCTTAAACGGCACGATCGCTGAGGAGAGCTGGTTTGACGATGATGTCACGCCGCAGCTTTTCAAGGATGAGCTGATGTCCGGCTCCGGGAATATCACCGTCTGGATCAACTCGCCCGGTGGTGACTGCGTGGCAGCCGCCCAAATCTACAATATGCTCATGGACTACCACGGCGACGTCACAGTCAAGATCGACGGTATTGCCGCCTCTGCCGCATCCGTCATTGCGATGGCAGGTACGAAGGTGCTCATGTCGCCCACGGCGCTCATGATGATCCACAACCCCTTGACGGTCGCTATCGGTGACAGCGAGGAGATGCAGAAGGCAATCGATATGCTCTCCGAAGTCAAGGAAAGCATCATCAATGCCTACGAGATCAAGACCGGCCTGTCCCGTGCCAAGCTCAGCCACCTCATGGATGCCGAGACCTGGATGAATGCCAACAAGGCTGTGGAGCTGGGCTTTGCCGATGATTTGCTGTTCAAGGCAGACGGTGAAAGCGCCGCTGCGGAGGACAGCTTCGTGTTCAGCCGCAGAGCCGTCACCAACTCGCTCATGTCCAAGGTCAAGAGCCATCACACCCCGTCCGAACTTGCGAAACCCGCAGGCACACCCATCTCCGAGCTCGAAAAGAGACTCGCACTTATCAAACCTTAAGGAGGATACAAACAATGAGTAAGATCAACGAACTGCGCGCACAGCGTGCAAAGACCTGGGAGCAGACGAAGGCGTTCCTCGACTCCCACAGAAGTGACAAAGGCGTCCTCTCTGCTGAGGACACCGCCACCTATGAGAAGATGGAACAGGAGATCGTCGACCTCGGCCGTGAGATCGAGCGCCAGGAGCGTCTGGACGCTTTTGAGCGTGAACTGAACACTCCGGTCAATACCCCCATCACCCAGAAGCCCGACACCGCAAAGGTAGACACCAAGACCGGCCGTGCTTCCGACGCCTATAAGAAGGCGTTCTGGGCACAGTCCCGCACCAAGGGTGGTATGCTGACTGCAGAAATCCGCAACGTTCTGCAGGAGGGCGTGGACAGTGAGGGCGGCTACCTTGTTCCCGACGAATTCGAGCAGACCCTGGTGCAGTCCTTTCCGCAGAGAATGTGGTCAGAAGCCTGGCTCATGTCATCACCACTGCCTCCGGCAGTCACAAGATCCCCATCGTCG